AAACTGCCAAAAGGTTTGATTCATCAAGTATTGAGCCACCCTGAGAGCGTCTGACAATTTCATGTATGTCTACGGAACGCAGTCTTGTATAAGTTGTTAAGCCATCATGTTGTGCAAAAACAGGACACGCTTCGCAATATGGCTTTTCTTCAAGTAAACGCTTTACAAGCGGAACTCTAAGTTTGTATTCATCCTGTTTTTTCTTGGACCTGTATTGCACGAACAGACTCTAGTTCAGTTTCAAGTTGAGAAACAAGAACTCTCAAGATTGCGTTTTCTTTGGACAATGTTGCAATTTGTTCGGTCAGTAAGGAAACGACCTTATCTATGTCGACCTGCATTAAATACTATCCTCGTCAATTGTTTCAAAATCCCAGTTGCCTTCAAGCGCAGACCAAAGAGCCCTGTCGACCGGGGTCTCTTCAAGTTCAAATTCCCTAAGAAGAGAACGATGTTTGTATATGGCATTTTCTAAAAATGCTGCCCGTTCCCATCCATTTTCTTCCTTCACATCGCCTGTCTCAATCATGACCACGACTTCATCAAGACGACGATTGACGTGGAACTTAAACCTGTCAATCTTCTTAATCCTGAATTGATAATCACGGGCAGCGGCGGAAGCAAGTCGTTCACCACTGCGCCCCATAGACGAGTAACGCTCAGCATCTGCTTCGGCATCGTTTGCAAGAGAATCAATTTGTCGGTCAAGGTTTTCAACAAGAATAAGAAGAGTATCCCTCCACCTATCCCAGTTTTCTGGTTGCATCAAGAGGCTTTTTTCGGTGGATGAAATTTTGTTTTTTACATCCTCTGAAACCATTCGGGCAAAAGCATCGTCGTTAATCATGACCGCCATGCAGGGCATACCTTTCTGTAAGAACACCAATCGCAAAGAATTGATTTAGTTGGTTTAAAATCTTCATTCTGACAACTGATGTCAATTTTTTCTTTTACTTCCGATACTTCTTTTTCAACATCAAGAAGCATTTTGTCAGTAACTTCTCGCTTGAAGGAGACTCCGTCTTTGAGGTATAGGAGTTCAACGCTTTCTGCTTTTCCAACTCCAGTTGATTCAAGGAGATGTGAATAAACAACAAGTTGGAAGAACTTATCCTGAACCCAATTTGCTTTTGGTGTTTTTCCTGTTTTGTAGTCCGAAATAACATAACCTGAACCTTCTTTTGAGAATCTATCTATAAAACCCTTAATTACAACGCCTGCAATTTTTCCGTTTAGTTCGTGTTCTAAACCCAATGGTGTCATCGTTTGGGGGTTCTCTATCTTCCAAAGATTTTCAATACACCACCAAGCCTTCCAGCGAAACAAACGCATTGACTCGCCGTCTCTGACCCATGGTTTCACTCTCTCAAACCAGGATTCATCCCACATTTCTGCGGCAATTTGTTTTGCAGAATCGTGTGTTCTGTCTTGGCTTTCTAACTTGTATAAGTTTTCAAGAACGTCATGAACAAAGTTTCCTAAAAGAGTTGCCTCAGTAGGGTCGTCTTTTATCATGTCTATTTTTGAATATTTAAACTTCAAGGCACATTGGTTGAATGTTCCAATGGAAGAAGGAGAAAGGTGTGGTGGAGGGGTAAACACTTATTGACCATCGTTGATGCTGTACATAATGCACTGCTCAATAAGCGATTCAAGGTCTGATTTCTGCGCAGTTGCCTTTGTCGGCTTTGGTCTATCGCCTGCGTATCCAAGCCAAAACTCGTTGAGTTTTGTTTTCATCTCTGCAGTAAGACCCTTCGAGAGGCTAACAAATTGTTCCCACAGTTCTTCAATTACGGGGTCAACCGAAGCCTCTGCTTCAATTCCCATTGCTTCTTCACTGCGAGCAAGGTAGAGACCAACGCCCAGTGCTTGAGCGGCTTTTTTTAGAGCATCCGATACGGCACCCTTGAACTCGTCACCCAGGTCAACAATGTCGCCATTCTTGGTGCGCTTGATTTTCTGACCACCAAAACCATCTTTGGAGACGCTTGCAAATTTTTCTCCATCGGGATAAACCGTCATTCTCACGTGAGCAACAATAAAGTCAGGGTCAAGGGAGTCACGCTCACATTTAACAATCTCGTATGACCAACCGTCAAAACCGAGAACCTTGTTCAGTCGGCTAATTACTTCGCTAACGGGAATGTAAGTAAGAGTCGCTCCGCCTTTTTTAAGTTGGCGTTCAACTTCTTTAGGGAATGGCTCATTGAACTCAAACTGCATTTGAGCAATGCGCTTCTTGCTCTCTTCTTGAATCTCTTTTATTCTCAACCGATAGTCATTTACCGTCTCGGGTATTGATTCTTCGTTTACTTCTTCAGTCATAATTTTTTTAGTTACCATTACTTATTTCCTTTTTTAGAGCCATAAATTGCGACATTGGTCTTTGGTTCGCCAGTTTCGCAATACATATCAGCGTTAATTCCTATGTCGTTTAAAGCCTTGACCCGCCAATAAGAAGGGCTCAGGTAGTCAAGAAGTTTAATGACTATTTCCTTATCCGACAACCCGACTTCTCCAGTATCCATATCAACGGAAGACTGGTGAATTCTGTCGTAAACAGCAGACATTAAATTTTCGTTATCCCACTTCTTGCGTGGGGCTCCAGTCATGCATTTGATTTCTTCACCCGAACGAAGGGTGATGATTGTGGAATTTTCTGACTGCATTCTGTGCGTCATTTTTGCCGCATATGAGTCGTAAAGACCTGCTATTTCTTTTTTTACATCATTGAGTGCCACGAGTTGAGAAAGGGCTTCATCTAGTGGCAAAGATTGAACTTCTTCGCTATTTAGATAATCGTCAAGTTTAATTAATAGTGCAGAAAGGTCTGCTGGGTTTAACACCTATAACCTCCAATAGTTAATACCTAGACGATGATACTGACGATTTTTCTTTGTGGCAACCCTAGACCTGTTAAATACGTAAAAGCGCCAACTGCTGAGTCAACTTGGTCATCGTGGTCGCAGGCTTCAGGAAACGAAGAAAGTTCATCCATCCAATCACTAAGCCATGGAGCACGAACAACACGGACGTTTCCGTTGGCTACGGCTGCTGCAAATGGTCTTGCTCTGGTAACTTTGTCTCCAGTTGAGCGAATTCCTTGAAAATCGTACCCTGGAACGACATATCTGGCGTACTGGTCCACAAGGGCTTTACCAGCAGAGCCCGGTTCTTGCTCCATCTTGATGCTCACCCCTCTGCCGTCTTCATAAGCGGTCTGAGCAATGAACTGTTCTACCTTTTCCCCTTTGGCTCTAACTTTACGTACGTCAAGAATGTAGGCGATTCCAGAATCAAACAGCATCAATGTACCAACAGTCCAGTCTGGGTTTGGGGTTGTTTGTGAAGGTTCGGTCGCTGCAAGGTCCCAAAACCTGACAGCCCGTGCTGACGAAGTAACTGCTGGAATATCCGTGTTATCGATTATAACAACTGACTCTCTCTCAAACATGGTTCCCAGCGTGGTGGACCACCAGTCTCCCTCTTCTAGTCTTCTTCTCTCTATGGGGTCCAGTGCTTGAAGGGCTTGTCGATAGGAGTCTGCGTCAATACCTGGGTTGTCGGTCAATTTTGAAGGTACAAAAATGCGTCCTTTTTCGGTCCCTTCAATTATGAATCGTTGTCTAACCCAATTGGGAGCGGGGTTTGATGCTGCCCTCATTCGTAGGGGAACTTGAGCAAGCGGACCAGTAGCAGGACGACGCAGACGGGAGAACAGGTATCTGTAATCAGATTCACGGATTTCTGTAACTTCGTCCATGCCTATGAATTGAAACTCTGAACCCTTGTATCTGAGATAGTCGTTTGTGTTGTTGAGATAACCAAAAGAGATGCGGGCTCCAGAAGGAAAAGTTGCGACATAGGAGTTTGCGTTCCAGTGGACTCCGTCCATGGTGTCAATCCATGATTTAAATCTGTCCATGAGTGCACCGGGAAGCGATAAGTCAGCAAATGTTCTTCTGAAAAGAATTGCCGAATAACCAGGTACATCAACATACTGAAGAGCGGACATCAGCAATGCAGAAGATTTTCCTCCACCCGCAGCGCCACCAAACAATGCTTCAATTGAGTTTGTTCTTAAGAACACTTTTTGTGTTAAAGATGGTTCTTCAGGACAAAATGGAGGCTTCTTTGGTTCTAAGTATTCTAAAACTTTTGCCCAGTCGGTCATATTCTTCTCGCGGTGGTGTTACGGCATAAAAGTTTTTTATGCGCTACGGTGTTAGTCGTATGAGCAATTTCATCACCACTGCAATATCCAAACTAGTAAACAGTATTATTACTTTTTTTGCAAAAATGCGAAGAGTGTTAACAAGGTCATTTATATCTTACACGCTAATGGTAGGATTTATTATATTCACAAGTGTGGGGGCGGGCGTTATTTCGCCTGCCTTTGGTTTTATAGTGGCGGGTGTTACATGCGGGATACTAGGGTTCCTATTAGGTATTGAGTAAAGATGGCTTGGAACAATTACAACAACAAATCGCTTAACAATCAGTCAGAAAAGGCTGTTGGACCTGGTGCGCCCATATCTCATAATCCAGGCTATGTAGGAAAGCCTTATACCGACTCCTGGGATATTGAGCGTGTTTATAGAGAAGGCATGCAAAAAGTCACTTGGGTGGCTAGATGTATTGACGCAATTGCCGGAAATCAAGCAAGACTCCCGGTCGTGCTTAGAAAAGATAATTCGCCACAAGGTGAAATTATTAAAGGCTCAAAAGCAAAAAATTCAGAAATATTAAAATTACTGAATACAAAGTCCAACATTGGGGAAAACTCTTTTATCTTCAGATATCGGCTTTCTTCTCAATTACTAATGAGCACTCGGGGTGTCTTCATAGAAAAAATTTATGGCAGAGATGGGGGCGTTATTGGGTTAAACCTTTTACCACCGCAATCAACCGCACCAATCCCTGACGCTAGAAAATTTGTTGCTGGTTACGAAGTAAAAATGCCCAATGGGGCAACTATCAACATGAAACCAGAAGATGTTGTATGGATTAGAAAACCCCACCCTCTAGACCCTTATTTGTCAATGACACCACTTGAGGCTGCTGGAATTGCGGTTGAGATTGAAAATTTAGCAAAAGTCTACAATAGAAATTATTTGCTTAACGATGGCAGACCTGGTGGTTTGCTTGTTCTTCGTGGAGAAATTGACGAGGATGACAAAGACGAGTTGCGCAACCGGTTTAGGGGAAACATAGCGCGCGCAGGAGCAACTACTGTTATCTCGTCAGATGATGGCGCAGATTTTGTTGACACATCAGCATCACCCAGAGATGCTGCATATATCCAAATGAGACAGATAACAAAAGAAGAAATACTTGCATCTTTCGGTGTTCCAGAATCAGTTATTGGAAACGCTTCTGGAAGAACATTTTCTAATGCTGGTGAAGAAATACGAGTTTTCTGGAACGAAACCATGCTCCCCCATCTTGAACCAATTGGAAGAGCGTTGGATGAACTTGATTCAGAACATTACATTGACTTTGATACATCCAATGTCCCTGTTCTTATTCTGTACGAGCAGGAAAGAAACAGGTACACCAAAGAAGAGTTCAGTCAGGGACTTATCAGTCTTAACGAATATAGAGACAGAACTGGCAGAAAAGAAGTTGATAGCGACCTTGCTGACTCGCTGCTCTTGAATCCGAACCTAACGCCAATTGCGAATACGAAAAAGAAAATGGAACAGCCGGCCCAGGCTGGAGTCATGGGCGCTCCTCCGCCTCCAGGAATGCCTGGTGCGCCAGGTGCTATGCCTGGAATGCCACCAGAAGGTGGTGCCGCGCCTCCAGACCCCACAACAATGCAGGGCGCTATGGAAATGGCTTCTCAAAATCAATCAATGGCAGCGCAGGCTGGCATGGCCCCAGAGGGGACTGCTCCACCAGAACAAGCATCAGTTGCCACGGCCCCACAGCAAGCGTCAGCGCCTTCTGGTGAAATGCAAACAAAATCAGAAGAAGACAACACTCTTAACAGGTGGACTGAAATTTTAGACAGAAGTTTGGAAAGAATTTTTGAAAGACAGCAACGAGTTGTTCTTGAAAAAGCCGCTGGCGTAAAAGCAAGAAAGCAAATTATTTCTGGATTACTTGACACTGAAAGCGTCTTTCAAATAGATGCATGGTCTAAGCAGATTGAAGAAGACATTAAACCGGTACTGAATGCAATCATTACTGACTCACAAAATATGTTTGCTTCAAAGTCGTTGATTAAAACTCCAATTAAAAAAGAAGACATAGTGGCGCAAGTTAATTCTCAAATTGAAAGAATTAAGTCCGTAAACGACGAAACAGCACAACAAATAAGTAACTCAATATTAAATACATTAAATATTGTTGACGGTGAAGAACGCTCAACAGCCCTAAGAGAATCTATTGTTGGAATATTTACAAACCTAATTGCTAAAAAGAAGTACGAAGTTGCCCAAAGCGAAGCACGAATTGCTTGGTCTATGGGTTCTCGAATGTAGTTTATATATTCTAAATAAATAAACAGCCTCAAAACTTGCACTGGCGCGATGCATAAGTGGTTTATCATTCTTTTAGCCACTCCAGAGGAGAGACAATGTCGAACAACAATATTGAATTCAAAGCCATGCCTGGACAGGTTAATGTCGATGAGGCACAGGGCATAGTGGAGTGTTTTGTTGCTGGTATTGGCAATAAAGACTCAGTTGGTGATGTTCTTATTGCTGGAGCATTTGCTAAAAGCCTTCAACGCAGGAAGCCAAGAGTTGTTTGGGGCCATAACTGGAACGACCCAATTGGCAAAGTTATAGAGATTTACGAAGTTCCGCCAGGGGATAGAAGACTCCCATCAAAAATGCTCAATGCTGGCATTGGAGGTCTTTACGCAAGAGTTCAATTTAATCTTGGTTCAGAAAAAGGGCGTGAGGCATTTGCAAATGTGGCTTTCTTTGGTCAAGAGCAAGAGTGGTCTATCGGGTACAAAACCCTTGATGCGATTTTTGACCCCAACATTCAAGCAAATGTTCTCAAAGAGGTAGAACTTTATGAAGTTTCCCCAGTTTTGCATGGTGCTAACCAATTGACTGGAACAATCTCCGTTAAATCAGACGAAGTTGCCCTGGCGGAAGAAGAAAAAGGTTGGGGAATGATGGGCGGCCATC